TCACCAACTTCAACGTCACGGGCAACTATGAGGTGCTGAACGAGCAGGGCGGCCCGTCGCAGCTGATCTCGCGCATGGCGGGCTCGCACACCTTCACCGACAACACCCCGGGAACCGAGCAGTTCACCTACCGGGCCATCATCACCACCCGCAACGTGGCCACCGGCACACCGAGCGGCGGAACTGTGGGCGTGGTGATCAATCAGACGCTGGTCATCATTTCTGTGGAGCAATGAGATGTCACCGATTCTTTCCGAGAGCAACAACAACCGGGTCGAGATGCTGGCGACCCGGATCGAGGTGCAGTGGGACTTTCGAAACAGCGATGGCCCAGTGCTGTTCAACTTCGACCGGGTGGACTGGAACCCTGGCACTGGTCAGATCAACACCCGGAGCTATGACCGCACGGTGCGCGCCCCAATCCGCGACCTGCTGGCGGGCGAGTACACCTTCGCTCACCCGCAGACCGGCGAGCAGATCACTGAGCCTGGCTGGAAGCTGATGGCGCTAATCAAGGCCGCGACGGCTCGCGTATGGGAGGCGGAGAGCCCGCCGGCGCAGGAGATTGTCGGGCCGCTGGATGAGGGCGGGGGCTGACGGCCAAGCCGTCACACCCCTACAACGCCAGGTGCGGCCAGATGGCGCCATATGCTACGTCGCCTAGATCACCGCCAACTCCCCAAGCGCGGCCACGGCATCGGGGGTATGGCTGCCTGTTCAGACATGAGAGCGGTACTGGAGTAATGTTCTAGGTTAGCTAGGCTGTAGATGTGCGTATCTTGAGTGATACTCAGGTTGAACATGAGCGAGAGGAATGACCGTTGAGCGCCTCCATGCTTCCAAGAGTTGTCGGTTTCGATGTGCCACATCTACATGAGCGCGTCGATTCCTCGACTGATGAGGCCATCATTGCTCTGTTGGATCTTGCGCCGGGTGCTCGATGGACTGATCTTTTCGTGTTGAAGTGCGAGGCGCTGGCATCTCAGCTCTCCTTGGCGGAAGTCCGGATTGAAGGCTCGAAGATCTACTTCTACGGGTCAATCAGTGACTCGCGGGCGCTCGCCGATGCGGTCATGTCCATAGTCCACGTGTTGAATGACCAGCTGATGCGAGAAGGGAACGACGCAGCGTCGCGAGAGGAACGTTCCTAGGAACAAGAGAGGCGCGTCCAGCACTGGCCTGCGATCTCCGCTGCGCCAGGGTGACCGCGGAGACTGGATCGGGACGCAAGCCTGCCCTCGAGTTCGCCCAGCCAATTTGCGCGTGTCCCATGCGGGTCTCTGACGTAGATGTCACATGCAAGCCGAATGACAGGGTCAACTTCATAGCGAAAGCTAATGGCGGGTAGCGCACCAGAGTTGAATGCCAAGCCCCAGTGTGTGAGTTCACGTTCGACGTCAACAAAATCCTTGTTCCTCTTGCGTTCCATGTTCTTCTCCTCTTAGAGCTGCACTGTACACCCTTCCAATCGGCGGCCTGTTCATGGCGCTTGTTCATACTGGTGGCAATCGGGCACGGCTGCGTAACACGCTGGGGTCCATTGTGGGATGGCAGCAATTGGCTGTATCGGAGTAAGACATGAACAACACTTCCCAGAACCAGAGCGACAGTCGCAACTCAGATGCCGATAAGAAGCATCCGGGTCAGCAGGGCCAAACAGACGGGAAGGATCTCGGCGGTGAGGATTTGGCCGGAAAGCAAGGGCAGCAACAGCAGCAGCCGAACGGCACTGAGCCTGGGCAGCCAGGCCCTGGTCAGGCCCAAAAGGTCAGTGTCGATCGCGACGATCGTCGTTGATGCATAAGGGGTGGCCGCGCCAAGCGCGGCTCCTTCCGTATCAACAGGATCGCTGAAATGTCATCCCACGCTCAGGCTGTGAACTTGATGACCAAGATCATGTATCAATCGCGCCCGGTTACCACTACGACGATGGCTCAGTGCCGGACCTGCCAAGGGGAAAGCCCTGGAGGAATGGAGTGTGCGCGGTGCCTGACGGAAAAGTTGGGAACGCTGATTGCGAATCGGGGCGCTGCTCTTTGCTGGCTTGAGTCGTTCCTGAAAGTTCAGCGAGACGAAGCACACGTGTTCATATGTGCAAAGAGAGTTGATGCGTCAGCGTTGTAGCAGTCGCATTCCGACCTGACATTGTGCAAGCGTATGCTCGGTACATCTAGGAGCAACGCTATGAATTTCCCGATATGCATCTACGATCGAACGGGTACTGGGCTTCGGCTTCCTTCCGAGTGGTGGATTGATCTGCAGTCAGATCTCCCCGCACTAGTGAACGGTAGTGAGCGCATAGATCTACCACGTTCTTCGAAAGATGAGCGCCCTCGCCTGGATCCTGAAGTTCTCAGTGATCTATCCAGACGAATCCGGGGCTCGCAATGGCTAGAGTAGATCTAGCTCAACCGCCAGGCGTGCGCTGGCTTTTCTTCCGACTTCGCAATGGGCAATCGATTAGCCCGGCTAGGCTAATGTCTGTCTGGTGCGAAGCTACTGAATCAACCGAGTGCGCAGTCCGCCGCGAGATCATTGACGGTGCTGGCTACGTATATGCTCTCTATGCACCAAATGGACTGCGCTCCCCCCGACGTGTGGAGCTGCGCATGAGAGCACTTCTGGAGGAAGCCGGGTACGCCTTCACGATGGGGAGCTTGGCTGGGAGACATCCAGCCGACGGATGAGGGGGGCGCTTCCAAGGCTAAGGGACGATCATCCGATCCATTTCTCTGGACTCACTGCAGTCCTCGAATGCCTGCGTGTGCCTATCCAGGCCGTTGAAGAGCCCTGACTACGCGGCAAGCAGCGCCAAGCTACCGTCTCCGAGAATGTGGTCGTAGCCTATGAAGGGCGATCTACCGCACCAATTTGCTCGGTTAGAACCGTCAGCGATTGTTCGAAAGCTGCGGCGAAGGGATCGCTGCTGTCGCCCCGGTGTTTGGCCACAATGTTTGGCAGAAGCTGATGCCATGCGTCGGAGAGGTCGTTGGGTGTGGGGTGGGTCAGTACGCAGATTCGCAACGCATACTCCATCGCCTTTAGGTAGCCGCGGTGCATCTCAAGTCCTGCCTCACAGGCATGGAGGCGATCGAGGATTTCCGTGATGTTGGCTGTCATGGTGGTCTCGACAGGTGTGGGTGGGGGAGGCGATAGTTTGGCGACCTCTAGACGAGCCCGCCATGAGCATCCTCAACGTTTTGCTGCGTGCTGACCAGCTCCTCATTGCTGTTGACACCTTGGCGGAGGATGCCCAGACCGGCACCCACTCATCTGGTGCAAAACTGCTCCTGATTCCGCAGCACAACCTTGTGCTGGCTGCGCGCGGGTCCACGCAGTTCTTTCTTCGCATCTACGAGCTGGCTCTGCAGGCGAGCTTCCGTGCTGATTTCACGATGGAGCAGCTCTCCGCCGAATTGGGGCTGGTAGTGGACCAGCTTTGGCCGAACTATGAGAAGGCGGCCGCTGAGGCCGGCTTGCCGGTCGAAATGCTTGGGACCGAACTGGTACTGGGTGGCTGGTCGCCGAAGAGAGGCCGGATGGTGGCCACAGCCTATGCAAAGAGCGACAGCTCCAGGCCAACGATAGTGCAGCCCCTCGATGGGGGCTTGGCTTCTCCAGGGGAGCCGCTGGCCGGCAGGCCGGATAGCTTCGCACCGGCCGAGGTTCTCGCTGCAGGTAAAATTCAGGCCGCATGGCTCAATGCCCGGATGGGGCGACAGGTTGCCGGAGGCCGGCTTCTGGCCACTGTGTTGCGAGAAGGGCAGGCGGTGACCCAGGATCTAGGACCTATCTAGGTCTTCCGGCGTCAGGCCAGCAAGAGCGAGGATTCGATCCTTCCTCAGCTGCTCGCCCCACAGGATCCACGCTTCGTTGGTGGTCAAGATCCCCGTCACTTTGCAGGCTGGACAAGTTAGCTCAACACCTCCGCCTACGTCAGCAAGCCCGCTGCCGCGAGAAATGCGTGATTCGTCTCCACAAGAGCCGCACTTGATCTGAAGCGATTCGACTCGCTCGAGCGTTCCATTCAGGTGCAGCAATGGGCGGATACGAAAGATCCGGAAAGCGGTCGGGGGTGTCATGTGTCGTGCCTTTAAGGGGCTAGACACGGGGGCGAAGGATTTCGCACCGGAGAGGAGCCAAGTGCGTCAACCATACAGCATGAACAGTTAAGAACGTCGTGATGTACAAATTTTCTTCGCTGGAAGGCGTGAAAGAGCGCAGCGGCGTACGCCGCTGCGCCTGGATATCAATCAAACTCGATGGCTTCGCGCATCGGTTGCGTCCAAGTGTCGGTCACCCAGCAGGTTCCCTCATGGCAGAACGTCTGCGTGCATCGGGCCATGCCGCCGCCGGCAGGCACGCATGACGTGTGGAAAGAGGCAGCATTAGCTGCGGGGACCACGCCTACAGCTCCGGCGGCTCCTGCGGCGGCAACGATCAAACCAAGCAAGACACTTTGGATCTTCATGATCACTCCATTGTCAAGTTGATGAATGCCCGGTGGGCAATCGAAAGGTCTCAACGCACATGGATGCTAGCAATAGGAGAATTGCTCATTGCCGTGTAGGGGAGTACCTACAGATCAGCTTGGAAGGGCAAATCGGGGAAGGCTGAGCGGTTAAGCCCGACCATTGAGCGAATCGCAGCGATTGAGACGGCCGGTCGTATCCTTCCGGCCATGTATTCCTCCCACGGCTTCCGCACTGCCCCGATTCCCTCTGGCTGGGTCCAGACCGGCGAGCGCTGGGCGCTCTGGTACAACGGCCGGGAGACGGCCAGCGTCACGCCCGATGGCGGTCCTGGGGTCCGGCTATGGATGGAAGGCAAGAAATTCTGGGACGTGAAGGAAGTTCGGGCCGCCAACGTCCGCCAGGCGAAGCGCTATGCCGAGCGCTGGTGCGCGGCCAGGCTCTATCCCTATCTGCCCCTTCGTGAGGCCGTCGCCCGGCTGACCGACAGCACCCCAATCCAGCCCGAGCCACCACTGCCCGGCCTGCCGCCGACCCGTGAGCAGCAGCAACAGGCTCGGCGCCTGGCCGAGGCCGGAGCGAAGGAAGTCGAGCGGATCAAGGAAGCGCTGGAGCCGCGCAAGCCGCCGGCAGAGACCAAACCCCGTCCGAAGGACGCGCGCAAGGCGTGGGTGAGGGCAGGGCTGCAGCAGCTGCCTCGCGGCGTGTAGGCATCAAGCAACCCGCAGCTGCACGACGTTGCCGTCGCGCAGCCGGTCCAGGTAGTCCGCCCATTCCTGCATCATCCTGGCGCGCTCCTCCAGGTGCTTGGTACGGTTGTATGCCCGGCCGTCCGGGTCCTTGACCATGTGTGACAGCTGGTGCTCGATGATGTCGGGCCGGAACCCCAGCACCTCGTCCAGGATGGTCCGCGCAGTGGCGCGGAAGCCGTGCCCGGTCATCACGTCATCCTCGAACCCCATCTTGCGCAACGCGGTGTTGATCGTGTTCTCGCTGAGCGGTCGCTTCGCACTGTTCCGCCCCTGGAAGACGTACTGCCCTTTGCCGGTGAGGGGCTGGATCTCATTGAGGATGGCCAGGGCTTGCCTGGATAGCGGGATCAGGTGCTCCCTGCGGCGCTTCATGCGGCCAGCCGGAATCAGCCACTGCCCGGCGTCCAGATCGATTTCCGACCATTCCGCCTTCCGCAGTTCGCCTGGGCGCACGAACACCAGCGGTGCCAAGGCCAGTGCCCAACGGGTGACCTGCCTCCCACGGTATTGGGGGATGGCGCGTAGCAGCGGCACCAGCTCGCGCGCCTCGGTGATGGCGGCATAGTGGTTCCTGGGCGTCGGCTGCAGCGCGCCGCGCAGGTCGGCCACCGGGTTGCGCTTGGCCATGCCGCAGGCGATGGCGTACCGCATCACCTCCCCGCACTTCTGGATGACCCGGTGCGCCGATTCGATGGCTCCGCGCTTCTCCATCCGGCGGGCGAGGGCAAGGAAGTCGGGTGCCTCCAGCTCGGCGGCCTGCCGGCTGCCGATCCACGGCAGGATGTCGTTCTTCATCCAGGCCTCGACCTTTACCCGGTAGTCGTCGGACCAGATTCGACCATCCATGAACTCGCGCGCGATCGCGCCGAACGTCTGCGCCTCCATACCGGCCTTGGCCGCGGCGGCTTCCTTCTTCTGCTGGTTCGGGTCCACACCCTGCGCGAGTAGGCGCCGTGCGTCTTCCCGACGGTTCCGGGCCAGCTGCAGGGGCACCTCGGGGTAGACCCCCAGCGCCAGGCGCTTCTCCTTCCCATCGAAGCGATACTTCATCCGCCACCAGCGGCTGCCGGCGGGCGAGATCTCCAGGTAGAGCCCGCCGCCGTCGAACAGCTTCTGGGTCTTTCCTGTCGGCTTGGCGCGCCGAATTGCGAGGTCGGAGAGTGGGGGCAT